GACATCTGCCCTATAGCCCAACTATCTTCCATATAGTTGTATGTGACATAACGATCAATGACTAAAGATGATGAAGAACAATAGAACCAACCAACCTCATTAAACCTTTTGTTTATAAATCCAAAGAATTGATATGCCTGTGATTGATTAAAGTCATCGTAAACATAAGACTGAACTGTGCATTTTATATTTTTAACTGTCCCTGAGTATCCATAGAATCCCTTTCTATCCATCCAGAATATTCCGGCAGGTGTGTTAACAGCGCAGTTGGGACCAATTAAGGTAACACCTTCGTTGATTAGATTTAGGCCAAAGGTAAAAGGCGTTCCAATAAACTGCAAGCTATACAACGCTACGTCAGTCCATATTAAAGTTTCTTGTCTCGCCCTCATGCCGCCAACTATTTCAGATCCAGCAGAACACCTGAGAGATCCTGCAGTATTCGTTGACTTAGGCTCCCATTCAGCAGCATTCTCTTGATCAGAAAAAGCAATTAACAAAGGATCTACTGATCCGCTTCTAGCGCCATCAACGATAGGGTCTGCGCCAAGAACAAGAACGTGCCTGTCTACATCTGAGACAATCACTTGCAACCCTTTGGTCGGAGTTAGGTTAGCTCCAGAAAGGCTACTTAACGGAACGACTCTAGTAGATAATCCGTCACTATTATCCCAATAGTAAATATTTCCAGCCCTGGGGTTTGCAATCAGGTCTTCTCCAAAGTTATCCATAGACCAAAGTCTAAGCTGGTTATTTTCACCTAAAGAAGATGTTGAGCCCCACGTTGAGTCACCCCAAGGGTTTGCGCTCCAACCAGTGCCTGCAATAAATATGTCAAGACCCACTTGGATTTCATATTTTCCTACAATTGAACCTCCGCCATTACCATTGTCGCTAGAGTTTGCGGTTACAGAGGTTCCGCTGGCATCAGTTGCTAATATTGTGTAAGCATTTGCGCTAACAATAGAAGCTATCTGATAATTATGATTAAGAACGTCGGCAGTAATGAGGCCACCTAAACTAGCCGCTCCAGAAAATGTAACAAAATCGCTTGCAGCAGCGCCGTTAGAACTATCGGTTACTGTAATAATATTCGATCCAACTCCCCCGTCAGCAAAAGTTACATCACCTGCTGCTGTAGTAGATCTTAATGGAGTAACGTCATTATAGGTTGCACCCTCTTGGATGTATAACTTAAACCTAGTGCCAAGTCCTAACAACTTTGTGCCTACTAGATTAACCCAGTTGTGTAGTTTTCTTCCGCTCCCCTCGTAAGAGGCTAGATTATACTTCTGCCACCCTCCTATTTTTTCAGCATAGCCTTTATTAAACCTGACCAGATTGCCATCAAACCATCCGCCTTCAGCGGCATAGCTTGTGCTTTCCTTGTTTATCCCTGGCTTAAACTGTACTGGCTGTAATGGCATTTTATGTACCTGAGAGTGCTGCGACTCTTGCTCTTAATCTTTCGGCGCGCTCTGGCGTTTGACCGGCCCAGCGCGAATCCATCATCTCTAGTGCGGCCCTTTGCCACTGATAGTCTTCGATAGCTACTTTAAGATTCTTGAATTTACTTAATCCCCCCTGCCCAAGCTGAAAACACATGTTAACTAAAATGTGTTGAACTTCTTGCGAGAGTTCTTCCCAGTTGCCATAAATCTTCTCACATCCATCAATCGCAATTTGGACATCTTCTTGAAATAGCTCATAGCACCGAGCTTCCGATATACATTCTTCGTCAGGCACATCGTCGTTTGTGCCGTGAATCGGCAAGGCGTTTTCAGCGTCTGCTTCCAACACTTTGTGGCCTATGCCCACAGTTTTATGCGACTGACTACACAGGTAAGCATGAAGCACTTTCCCCTCGTCTGAAGATATTTCTTTGTAAACCTGTTTTACGTTAACGATAGGTAACACCTTGCATCTTCTTCTCCGTTCGCATTTCTATATTCCTGCGCCATGATTTAGTCTTTGGCCTTGCCGATGTTCATGGCGCAAATTTCAAGCATCTTATACAAGCGACCAATTAACGCATCATCTTTTGGCGTAGGGGTTAGGCTGCAAATAATGCTAGCCGCGCATACCACGCCAGTTACTATTCCTACTATTTCACCTATGTATCCAAGCATAATCTATCCTCTTGTTAGTTTTAGTATAACCTATTCTTCTTCTTTCTCTCTCGTGGGGTCATTGTCCCGATAATACCGATTAATGTTCAACAACTGCGATATGTACCTGCGAATGTCGGCCAGATTATTAGCCAAACTCTCATACGCTTGACTTGTTAGACCATAATACGCCACGGCTGGGGCATCTCCTGCATCATAATTTTCAATGTACTCACGCATAATACTAGGGTTCAAAACAATCCATTCAATCTCGGAAGGTGTTAGACCTTCTGGCAAAGGCGGGTGATACATGGGTGCTGGCACAGTAATAGTGACGATCTCAACTGGAGCGACTACTGGTACTGCTGACTTACCAAACAAGCCTCCTAGCGTAGAGCATCCACTAACTAGAAAAAAACTACTGAGGAGCAGGAGTCGCATCAAATTGCCTTGGGTTAGTTAAGTCAATAAACTGCTGGTGAACCTTTGCCGTTCCTCGGTTAACAATTTTCTCAATAAGCCCTGGCTTTGCGATAGCTAAATTATTCAGGTCATGTCGGGCAAAGGTGTTCCTGAGTTGATTAACCTCCTGACGAGCCTCATCGTTGGCCTCTGACAGTTCTGCAATTTTGGCTTGGTTTAATCGCTGTAACTCTAGCTGCTCTTGTAGCTGGTTATTTTGATTGGCAATAGCTGACTCTAATACTTCTTGATTGTTAACTGCCGTTTGAAGCTCAACCTGAAGCTGCGAAATTTGGGCTTTCTGCATATTGATGTAGAAATAACTGCCTACAGAAGCGGCAACCAACAACACTACAAGCGTTAGATTTAGTCCCACGTATACACCTCCAGAGGTTGACTTTTGCCTTTCACTGATATTGGTTCTAGCGATTTTAGCAGATAGTCGGAATTTTGTGCAGTTTCTTCTCCTATCAATGTGCCAACACCAACCTCTTTAGTAGCCGACTCCAGTCTCGCTGCAATATTACATGGGTCGCCAATCAAACTAAATGCAAACCTATCTGTCGCACCAAAGTTGCCAGCAATACAAATCCCAGAATTGACGCCCACGCCTATTGCTATTTCCGGTATGCCTTCCTCTTGGAATCTCTGGTTCAATTCAATGATGTTGTCTTCTATTTCCATGGCCGCTGCCAACGCAAGATTGTGATGGTCAGGCTGTGGGATGATGGTATTAAAGTGGAACATTCCTGCATCGCCAATAAATTTATCAGTGACACCACCAAACTTATTCACAGCTTTTACCTGAACATCTAACACGTTGTTCATTATGTAAGTAACCATTTCGGGTTCAACCGATTCGGACAGGCTTGTGAACCCTCTCAAATCCGTGAATATAATGCTGCAATCCACTCTCGCACCATTCACTTGGCACAATTCAGGGTTGTCCTGCAATTTCTTAACCATTCGTGGGTCAAGGTATTTCCCGAATTGTTGCTTGATGAGTTGCCGGAGCTGATATTGCGTGCGGAAATTGAGGTAAAACGCGCCAGAAGCGCCCACAAACTGGGAAATCATGGTCCAGGTAACGTCTAACAGCACCCCCTGCTGTATAGAATACGCGCCAGAAGCGCCCGTAGAGACAAATATCGCAAAAAACGATACAACGCCAAAAGTTATGCCCAATTTTGTCGCCAAGACCCAAACAAGCGCCAGTGTTAACGCAAAAATGGCTAATTCTGCTGCTAAAGACCAATCAGGGATTCTAGGGCTGTCGGTGATGAGTATTGATTCCGCCAAAGCGGCTTGAATTTTGTGTGGCTCAAGCAGTCCGTCCGGCGTGGCCAGTTGCGGCATAATTCCCGCAGCGTCAGTGCCGATAAAGACAAATCGGTCCTGCACATCCATCTCAGCAAGCGTTGTTTGGTGCGTGTTCACCCAGCTGATCCACTTGCGGCCCAAGGAATCAGTCGCTACCGGGGGTAATCCCTGGACGATAATTTCTTCAATTCCGTTTGGGTTTGTCCTGATGAGGTAGGTGTCTGCATTGGCTAAAACTTTCATAACCTGTGTGCCAAATGCGGGCACCCAACCGTCTGGTGTTTTCATCAACAGCGGCATGCGACGAACTAGCTGATCGATGTCTGCTGGCGCCGAAGCGATTCCTTGTGATGCCGCATTGCGCAACACCTCAATGTTTTGCACGACACCCGATGCAGAGTAGCCACCAACCGGATCTCCGATAATGACGGTGCCCACGGTTTCTGGAAATCCAGAGCCTTCATTTTCGTACATTGCGAGTACGCTGTTACTGCCCTGCAACGATCTTGCAAACTCCTCATCGCCACCGAGTCTGTCTGGCTGCGGGAACGCAACCGCCCAGCCGACTCCTAAAGCGCCTCTTGAAATCAGTTCATTTTGTATCTCTGCCAACCGCGCTCTGGGCAACGGCCAGCCGCCCTCACGCTCAATATCTTCTTCTGTGATATTTAGCACAGCAAAATGATTGCTTTGCTCGTACTCAGCTACAAAATAATCAAACGTCCTGAGCTTTAGAATTTCGGTGAG